TTGCTGACCGACAGCCAGCTTGGTAAAGCGCTTAACTGGTATAATGCTATGACCAGTGTCAGCGAATGTAAAGAGTACACGCGTGATTATCTTAAGTCAGTCAAGCGTGATATCGAAGCCAAGCAGATCATGAAAGTCTCTGATCAAACTTTTCCGTCTACTATAGGATCTCTCTCGCGACTCATGTCTCGTGGTTGTAAGTTGTCAGATAGCAGCATGTCTTTCTTTGAGTCTAAGCTCAAGGAATCTCTTTCGCGTATTGTTGAGACTGATAAACCTGAAGTCGCTGTTGAAAAAGTCTCTATTCAAGATCGTATGAAAGAACGTACAAACGATATCATCGGCGACATTGAAGAGATCATTGACTCTGGTACTGAGTTTTCTCTCTATGAACATCTCCAGAAAAACCAGATACCAGCTATGTATGCTTCCAAGATTGTTGAACATTATCGTCCTTGGCTCGAAGAGCTATGCGAAGCTCATGAGGGTAAGTGCGACCAGCTTAAAGAAGCATACAAGCATCTCACCAAGAAACAACTTGAAGCACGCGTGCTGTTCATCAATTCGTTGATCGAAGATGCTGAGCGTTATGGCGATGTCACCAAGAAGCTGCGAGCGCCTCGCAAACCGCGAGCTGTCTCTGCTGAGAAGAAGCTTAAGAACTTTATCTACATGAAAGAAAGCAATGAGTACAAGATTGCTTCTATCTCTCCGGATAAAGTGATTGGCGCTCAGGAACTTTGGACTTTCAATACGAAGTATAAGTTGCTTACAGTGTTCCGCGCACGTGGACATGCTGGTCTTGATGTTAAGCGTACCACTATCATTGGTTACGATGAGTCTACCACGATGACTAAGCGGTGTGGTCGTAAACCAGAATATTTTGTTGACAAAGTTCTCAATGGTGGTAAGCTTGTTCTAAGAAAGATTATGGATGAAGCTAAGGGAGATGCACCTCTGGCTGCTCGTATTAATGAACACACGATCCTTTTGAAGGTGGTATCATGAAGATCATCAATGAATGTAGCATGTTTACTCATGCACAACTAGAACTTATCGAAAAGAAATACAACGGTAAGTTTGTGTTTGAGAGTTGTCTTAAAAATAAGAAAGGCGACTGGTGTAATTTTCCTGTCTCTATCTTTTATACAGAAGAACCACATCCAGAAGGCTCGAACTATTTTGCTATCTGGTTCGACGATATCGGTCATGTCATGATCTCTAATGGTATTAGTGCTACTGAACCATTCTATGGTATCATCGTAGATGATACTGCATATTACTCCCGTTATCGTCATGACTATAAAGACTACGGTGATTTCTTTGTAGATGGTGGACGTGACTACTCACGCTTCGGTGGATCGCGTTTTAAAGATATTAAAAGTTGTACATTAAAAGTAGAAAAAGACAAATTAACTGTTTACAACATTAGACAGTAGTGGTATAAATAACTATGCTGAGGTCGTTGAGGCGTTCAGAATAAACGTTTCGGACGCGGGGGCAGTACCCGCCGCCTCCACCATAAACACAGGATACTACAATGATTTGGCTTGTTTGGAATTGGTTTACAAATGCACCATACTATGGTGATCTTGCTAGACATCGCAAGCACACTTCTTTGTATGAAGATCTTTGTATGTAATGTGTTTATGTTGGGGGCGAAATAGGATCGACGTGCGTAGTAAAAGTACGAAGAGACCAAAAGCAACGTATAGATGCAAACGATAATGCACCTTTCGCTATGGCAGTAGCTGCCTAAGCATGAGCTCGGTGGGGAGCTTGGAAACAGAATCCCCACCACAGTTTATTGGTCACTTAGCTCAGCAGGATAGAGCAACAGCCTTCTAAGCTGTGGGTCGATGGTTCGAATCCATCAGTGATCGCCATTACAAAGTTGGGAGTTGAATATGGGTAGATATAACCATTGGTTTTGGAATAGCAATTTTCTTGATTGGATTGGTCATAAGACGACACAGTTCAACTCTTGGCTTTGGCGTAAGCAATATAACAATCATTAAAGTTTATGGGGGTGGGTGTTGGTACACGGGAGGGCCTTATAATCCCTTTAGCGCCCGATTAGCGTTCTTGACTCGGTTCGAATCCGGGCACCCCTACCAATTTAGAAAGTAATCAATGAAAGATCTTATTTTTAATGTGAACTATGTGCAAGAGATCGAGAACTTAGTGAGAGATAAAAACATAGAGTATATCGATGCGATCGTGCACTACTGTGAGAAGTCAGGACTAGAGATTGAGTTCTTGGCTAGCATTATTAAGAAAGATCCAGTGATGAAATCAAAGCTTCAATACGAAGCAGAGAATCTTAATTTCATGAAGAAGAGTGCAAGACTTCCAATTTAAATGGATACAGATCGTAAGATGACTGCTTTTGATTGTTATAAAGAGTATGTGGCTTTAAAGAACCACTTTACTCAGAAGAGTTATGACTACATAAAATATAATGGTAAGACTAGTGTTAGAGCAGATTCATTTAACACTCGTAAAGATAGGATCTTCTTCGAAAAATTAGCTAAGCATAAAGATCCTAAGGGTTTCTTGATCGCTAATTTCGTTGAAGATCAAAAAGTATGGATTAAAGACCTAGCATATAATGAAGTCGCTCAGACTAGATACAATGATTGGATCAAGAGGATCGAGTCACTGTCTTATATGTTTAAGTCAGAACTATCAAAGCTCAAAGAAAACTTTGATGAAAACTTCTTGGTAGAAGAGTATGATCATCCACATCTTCTAAAACTTTACCTTCGAAAAGAGATTTCAATAGAGACACTTGTCATCTTAGTTGAAGTGACTGGTTGTTTCAAACATTGGAATAAGAAACTTAAAGACGATCCTATCTGGGATCAGGTTTCTTTTAAGATCAAGAAGTATAGAGCTTTCTTGAACTTTGATACAGCTAAAATAAAATCTATTATAGTTGACAAATTTAGCTGATGAGAATATAAATAGATGTGCAGCTGTTGCTGTTACACACTGTTATACAACGCAATACAACGCTTATATGGAGAAATACAATGGTAGACTTTTCACAACTTAAGAAAGCATCTTCGCAGTCACTCGATAAACTTACTGCTGAACTTAATAAGCTTTCAAATCCCCAAGAACAGAAGAAGGGTGATGATCGTTTCTGGTCACCTTCAGTAGATAAAGCTGGTAACGGTTACGCAGTAATTCGTTTCCTTCCTGCACCAGCGGGGGAAGATATTCCGTTCGTTCGTCTCTTTGATCATGGCTTTAAGGGACCATCGGGTAAATGGTACATCGAAAACTCTCTTACTTCAATCGGACAGAAAGATCCTGTTAGCGAGTACAATAGCTATCTGTGGAATCTGTCATCAGATGATAATTCAGAGTCTCGTAAGCAAGCTCGTGCACAGAAGCGCCGCCTTCATTATATCTCTAACATCTATGTTGTTAAGGATCCTGCTAATCCTGAAAATGAAGGAAAGGTATTCTTGTTTAAGTATGGCAAGAAGATCTTTGATAAGCTCAACGATCTAATGAATCCTCAGTTTCCTGATGAAGCTCCTATCAACCCGTTTGATTTCTGGCAAGGAGCTAACTTCAACTTGAAGATTCGTAATGTTGAAGGCTATCGCAACTATGATAAGTCAGAGTTCAGCGCAACTTCTGCATTGCTTAGTGATGATGAAGAACTTGAAAAGTTGTGGAAGAAAGAGTATACTCTTCAGACTTTCCTTGCTCCTGAAAACTTCAAGAGTTATGATGATTTGAAGACTAAGCTCAACACAGTCCTTGATGTTGCTGCTGCGACTTCTCGTAAAGCTGAAGAAGAAGATGTGCCGTGGGCTCGTACTTCAGTTGCTCCTCAATTTAAATCTTCACCTTCTCCTAAGATTGAAGAAAGTGAAGAAGAGGAAGATGAGATGGAATTCTTCAAGAAGCTTAAGGCTTAAACTTAAAGGGGGCGAAAGCCCCCTTCTTTTTTATGCAACCATAGATCCGCCAGCTGCTCTTCTATTCATACTCATGCTGTTACTGCCTGTACTCTCAACAAGAGATCCAGCAATTCCAGAAGCCAGTTGTTCAGCAAACCCGCCTTGTGGTACAGCTGACATTGCACCACCCTCAGCATTTCCACCACCATTCGGTACTGTATGACCAGCTTTTTCACCAGCTCCACCAGCAACAACAATCGGTGGCTGCGCTGAACTTTTTGATAGTTCGACATCTGTTGATCGTCTATTAAGATCTGCTCCAGTCTCTACTGGTGTTGTTGCAGGTCTAGCAGTATTTTCTGCTGGTGGACATGGAGCTCC